TTATTACAGTTTTATTTCCGCATTGGTTTGATAATAACGTGCTTACTTTAATTGAAGATGAAGTATATGATTATGATTATGAGCAACTTGCAATATTTTTAGAAACATGGTTAGACAAGCATTTACCTAAATACAAAGAAATGATCTTAATGCTTTATGGTATTGATGATGTTTATTCTAAACCTAAAACTATTTCTGAAATAGCTCAAAAATTTCATACCAATACTGAGGCTGTAAAAAAGCAAAAACAACGATTACTTAAAAAAATAAAGTCTAACGAGCAAGCGCTAAATGAGTTAGCATATTACGTAGTTACTAATGGTGTTAAGTCTTCATCTAAGGTTTATGAATATGCTGAAAATAAATTGAAAATTTATTCAAATTAGCGTCCCAATTGAAAAATTTTGCACTATATTATATATGTCAATGAATACATTTAAAACAAAATACAAATTAGTATCTAATACTATTGATGTTTTACCTTTTATTAAACATTCTAATGATGCTGTTAGCATCGACAAAAACTTAAAAATGAAAGAAGCTAATTATACTATAAGCGCTACAAAAGCTGTTTCTTCATCTAAAGTAGTTAACCTATCGGTTAAAAGATTGTCTGGTAAAGGCGTAAACAGAAACACAAATATATATCATGAATACGATTGCATTAATGGTTTGTCTGACGTTAACACTGGTTTTGCTAAGTTAGATAAATCATATAAACGCAGGTTGTTTAAAAACAACAGTATAGTTTACGATCTTTTAAACTAAAGTACACAACAAAGTATGAAAGCACGTGATTATATAGATGACTCTGTAAGTTATATTATTGGCGATGGCCTTATAACTTATTATAAAAATGGAATATATTTAACTCATAAATTTATATCAAATGACAATTCAAGAAAAACTAAGCTTAATTCAGCAAGAGTTTAAAGCTAAAAAATCTAGGTACAATTCTTTTGGTAAATATAACTTCAGATCAGCTGAAGATATATTGGAAGCATTGAAACCTATGAACAAAAAGTACAATGTATATTTTACTGTAGAGGAACGCATTAGCGAGGTGGCTGGAATACCTATTATACATTCAGTAGCTAGTATGGTTGATGGCGATCAAAAAATACAGGCAACTGCTATTGTTGGTGTTGATTTAAATCAAAAGGGTATGCAAGTACCTCAGCAATTTGGTTCAGCATCATCGTATGGTAAAAAATATGCGCTGGGTAATTTACTTTTGATTGACGACACAGCTGATTCAGACGCTACTAACGATCACGGATTTGCTAAGAAGGTAAATGCATTAGAAAATAAAATAATGGCCTCTAAAAAGCCTGTAATCAATTCAAAAAATATTGATCAAGCTAAAAAGTTTTTAAGTAATGGAGGTTTATTAAAAACATTACAAGATAAATATAATATTGAAGCTGACGCTTTAGAACAATTAAAGAATGGATAAACAAGAGATTATAGAAAAATTACGTGATGATGATAATTATTACGGGGAATTTGGTAAAACATATTTAAGTAATTCTGACATCTATGCGCTATTAAATAATCCACTTGATTTTAAAAAACAAAAACCAAAGACACCCGCTTTAGTTGTTGGTGGGTATTTTCACACTTGTATTTTAGAACCACATAAACTTGATAAGTTTAAAATATCAAAGTCTTCAACACGCAACACCAAAGAGTATAAAGAATTATCTGATGGTGATATATGCTTACTTGAAAAAGAAGCTGACGAAATCCAGCTTATGCGTGAAATTGTTATGGACAACGATTTATTTAGACAGCTTATACAAGATGGCGATGTTGAATATGAGAAGCCAGGAATTGTGGAGCTTGAAGATATGATGTGGAAAGGCAAAGCCGATATAGTAAATCATACTGAGCAATTAGTAATTGATTTAAAAACAACTGGAAATATAAATGCTTTTTCAAGCTCAGCTTATAAGTTTAATTACGATAGCCAAGCATACATTTATTCCAAAATGTTTGGATATGAATTAATCTTTTTAGTTATTGACAAGAACACACATCAGTTAGGTTTGTTTGATTGCTCTGATCGTTTTATACAATCAGGCGCTAACAAAGTAGCAAAAGCAGTTCAAATCTATAATGAATTTTTTGTTAATGACGGAGCTGATATAAGTCAATATTATATTTCTAAGACACTTTAATTTATTGTTTAATTTAATTTTTTTTATTATGCCAAGAACTAGAAAAAGAACATGCGACGTAACTGGAATCACAACAAGTGAAAACAATTTTTACACTAATCAAACGCATGTTAAAGCGGTTGATAATCTTCGCAGATTAACAGGCGCAAACAAAGATCAAATGCGCAGAATGTTTAACCAAATTTCATCTTACTAATGGCAAGTATTATTTCAGGTAGTATTGATCTTACAAAGATTAATAAATCAAAAATATATGAAGGTAAGAAAGGAAAGTATTATCCAGTAACTGTTGTTTTAAATGATGAGGTTGGACAATACGGAGATTCGGGTTATATTATGACAGAGCAAACTAAAGATGAAAGAGATGCTAAAGCATCTAAAGAATATTTAGGTAATGTTAAAGTCGTATGGACTAATGGTACAAATGTAGATCCCGCTGAACGAAACAACGCAGCACAGCAATCTATTAATATGCAGGCACCACAGTCTGAACCTGATCTACCTTTCTAATGATTGACGAGGACTATATAAATATCTCTATAGACGATAAAGGTAACATAACTACAATAGAAGATTAAATGAATACAACAGAGATTAACGGTTTTGAAATTGATAATTTCAATCAATATGATCTGGATGTTGGCAAGCGGGAGGGTATATGCCCTCTCTGCTCGCACAACCGCCAGCCTAAAAATCAAAAAGCTAAATGTGCTATGTATGATTGGGAACGTGGTCTCGGTACTTGTATGAATTGTAATGAAGTATTTCAGCTACATACATTTAAAAGAAAATCTGATAGCTTAAAAGAATATGTTAAACCTGAATGGAAAAATAATACTGAGTTAAGTGATAGAGCAATACAATGGTTTGAAGCTCGCGGCATAAGCCAAAAAACTTTAGTTAAAATGAAAATAACTGAAGGTATTGAGTTTATGCCTCAAACTGGTAAGAATGAAAATACAATTCAATTTAATTACTTTATTAATAATGAACTTATAAACATAAAGTATAGAGATGGTAGGAAAAATTTTAAACTGGTTAGGGGAGCCGAAAAGGTATTTTACAATATTGACCGTACTATTGGCCATGAATATGTGGTTATTGTGGAAGGGGAGATGGATGCTTTATCTTTTATTGAAAGCGGTATTGATTCTGTTATATCCGTACCAAATGGAGCTACAATTAACAATGTTAACCTTGATTACTTGGATTCCTGTATTGATTATTTCGAGACAAAAGAAAAAATCATACTCGCAGTTGATGAAGATGAGGCGGGACTTGCGCTTAAACAAGAGCTTATTCGAAGACTTGGAGCGGAAAAATGCTACACGGTTAGCTTCGACGCATATAAAGATGCTAACGAATTTCTTATTGGGAATGGGAGCAATATGCTTCGTAGCGTTATTGATAAGGCTAAGCCTGTACCAATAGAAAATGTAGTAACTTTAAAAGATGTAAATGATGAACTCGAAGAATTTATTTATGAAGGTTTTAAACCTGGTTATCAAATCGGCCTTAATAACTTTGATAGCATATTCTCTACTTACACAGGACAATTCATCACCGTTACAGGCGTTCCTAGCAGTGGCAAGTCTGACTTTGTTGATCGAATGGTGGTGGGATACAACTTAAAATATGGTTGGAAAACAGCTTTTGCTTCTCCTGAAAACAAACCAACATTTTTACATGTACATAAACTGATACGCAAGATAGGTGGATGGATGCCTAAAGAAAACGATATAGGCACTGATAGATGGAATGACATTATAAGCAAAGTAAACGATAACTTTTATTTTATAGAAAATGAAAGATATGATCTTGACGCTGTATTAAAAAAGGGTGCAGAGCTTGTAAAGCGTAAAGGTATTAAATGCTTGGTTATAGATCCCTATAATAAAGTTAAAATGCAAGGAGCTAGTGCTATGAGTATACCGGACGCAACAATGGAATATTTAACAAGGGTTGAAGCATTTGCTAAAAAATATGATGTATTAGTTATTATAGTTGCTCACCCAACTAAAATGCATAAAAAAGAAGATGGTACAATTGATGAACCAACTATGTATAGCATTAAAGGTGGCGGTGAATGGTATGATGCATCATATCACGGCTTACTTGTTCATCGCGATTACAATAAAAAAACCGTCAAAGTTAAGGTGCTTAAAGTAAAGTTTCAAAACTTAGGTGAAAACCAAGCTGAAGCTCATTTTAAATGGGACCACAATAGTGGTGATTATTTACCAGTTGAGGATACAAATGATTATGTTATGCCATGGGAAGCGGATTAAAATCAAATGCTAAAAAGAAAAACCATAAAGGTTTATGTTCTATAGACTATGCGCCAAATGAAGATGAACAAAAATGGTATAAGTATTGTGTGGATAATGATATTAGAATATCTACTAAACCAACACAACAAGGAATGTATCCAGAAGAATGGCGTATTGAAATAGCTATTGGTCCATATAAGCGCGGTGAAAAAACATATTTATCGCCTAACGTTTATACTATAGACAATGTATATCAAGCTTTATATAACACAATGAAATATTATTATGATAAACGTACAGGATGAATACAGAGGATTATTATCAGGAGTACTCTATGGCGGAACACAAAAGAAAGATCGAACTGGCACAGGGACAAGATCTGTCTTCGGAAGAGTACTTAGGCATGATATGGCTTTGGGATTCCCATTATTAACAGCTAAAAAAATATATTTTAATCATGCAATTACGGAATTATTATGGATCCTTCAAGGAAAGACTGATATTAATTACCTGCACGAGCACGGTCTTAATTATTGGGACGATGATTACAAGAGGTCTGGTAGATCAGACAATACTTTGGGTCCAGTTTACGGGAAGCAGCTTAGGAACTTTAATGGTCATGATCAGCTTGAATCATTACTCAAGCAAATTACACAGGAACCATCATCGAGGCGCCTCATGGTTAGCTTATGGAATCCCAACGATCTTTCTGATATGGCACTTCCTCCATGCCATTACGGCTTTCAAGTATATATTAACGATGGCCAATTAGACTTGCTTTGGAATCAACGGTCTGTTGATGTATTTTTAGGATTACCTTATGATATTGCAATGTACGGTTTACTATTATTAATGTTAGCTAAAGGCAATGGTTATAAACCAGGAAGATTAACAGCTTTCTTAGGTGATACACATTTGTATAATAATCATATTGATCAAGCAAAAGAATACCTTGATAGGAAAGATAAAAAATTACCTACAATAGAATTAAGAGCTGGATTGAGCTGGCCAATTGTTATGCCAAAGCATGAAGATATAATCTTAAAAGATTATAACCCACTAAAACCAATTAAAGCACCATTATCAACATAATGTATTATATATATCACATACCCGGAAAAAAAATTGGTTGCACAACAAATTTGCAACGAAGAGTAACCGAGCAACAAGGTTATAAAGAAAATGAATACGAAATATTGCTTGAAACTGAAAGTATAGACGAAGCATCTAATGCTGAATCTATTTTGCAAGAGCAATATGGCTATAAAAAAGATTTAAGACCTTATAAAAAATTATTTAAACGAATGAAAAAACATACATCATCAGACGCTACAACAACATTTAAAATACCTAAATCAGATTTAAATGGTACGTTTCTAGCAGATTTAGAAATAAATACACCTTATGGAAAATTCAAGCTTGATGCTCAAGATAAAATTGATTGGGTCATTAGTAATGCTTATACTAGTCAGTTTGGCCCTTCTACCTGTTATATTTATAACAAAGCTATGGCAGAAGCCGGTCCGTTTGAAAAGTATATAGAGTCAAATGAATTACAAGTATTTGATAAAATAAGAAGCTGGGCTAATGAACGTAATTTAATTAGTCAAGGTGATGTTAAAACACAATTAGTAAAATTATATGAAGAGACTGGAGAATTATCTCAATCTATTCTTAAGGATGACAAAGACGGGATTATTGATGCTATTGGTGATTGCGTTGTTGTCCTTACTAATCTCGCCGAATTGGCAGGTACCAGAATTGAATATTGTATTGATTCTGCTTACAATGAAATATCTAGTAGAACTGGTAGAATGATTAACGGAACATTTGTAAAAGATGCGTGATAAAATTATAGAACAAGTAGTAAATAAAATAAAGCGACGTTCTGATGTTGGTTATAAAAAATACGGCGTTACTTTGTATGACGACGACCAGCCATTAGACGCTTGGCTAACTCATTTACAAGAAGAATTAATGGATGCTGTAAATTATCTTGAAAAAGCTAAAATGTCGCTTAGAGATGAAATTGAAGAATGTTATATAAAAGATATTAATGTAGTTGATCCTGAAGCTGTATCAGCATATCCTGAGCCAGACTTCGGTGATATGTGGACAACAAATAGAACATGAAAAAAAGATCCAAAAAGCGCGGACCAGTTCAAGCAAAAAAAATATCATATGATGGTATTAAATTTGCCTCTGGTCTTGAGCGCTATACTTATATGGCTTTAAAAAAAGAAAAGCTATTTGAGGGTTACGAAAATGAATCTTACCAATTGGTTGAATCTTTTCATTTTCAAAATGAATCTTTTGAAAAGCAATCAAATGGTAAAGGAGAATATAAAAACAGAGGTAATAAAAAAATATTAGGCATAAAGTATACGCCTGATTTTGTTGGAAAAGATTATATTATAGAATGCAAAGGAAGAGCAAATGAGTCTTTTCCTTTGCGCTGGAAATTATTTAAATTATGGCTCACGAAAAACAATATTGGAAAGACGCTTTACAAGCCGCAAAACCAGAAGGAGGTGGATCAAACAATTCTTTTGATAAAGAACAGCAGAAAAAGCAATCGAGGCTGATGTATAGCAAACGTATATTGCAAAGAGACATTAAACAGTTATTAAATAAAAAAATTATTAGATATAGTGACATCGTTAGAATCCACAACAAACACGGAATTCAAGTTACCTGATCATTACGCAGAGAGAATAGATTTTCATATGAAAATGCTATTATATTATTTTGAACAAAGTAGATTATGACCGGCTGGGAATTAGGTATAGGTTTATACCCGGGTATACTTTTAGGAGCTAGAAGTTATCCATCAGAGCTATTTGTAGAGCATGTTTTTTATGTTCCTTTTGTAGAAATTATATTAACTATATATTATGAATAAAATAGAAGAATATTTAATTAAAAATTATCCATCAAGATTTAAACAAGGGGATGATATAAAAATTGAAGAACGTGATAAACATATAATTGCTTATATTAAGGACGGTTCTCCTGTTTTTTTAAGTAAAAAAATATTAGAATGAAAGAGTCAAAGCTAATTGAAATGCAAAACAGAGTAGAAGCTTTAGGAGGAGCTGTTACAAGACTTATTAATGAAGTAAACAATCTTAAAGATTTAAGTATTGGGACTATGGAGCTTGTAAAAAAATTACCTGATTATGATAAAGCTTTAGAAGAACTAAAAGAACAATATAAAAAAGATAAAGACAAAGATGAGTCTATTTGATGAAAGAATACCATACAAACCATTTGAATACCCAGAATATTATACAGAAGGGTGGCTTAAACAAGCACAAGCTTTTTGGCTTCATACGGAGATACCAATGTCAGGTGATGTCAAAGATTGGAATGAAAAACTTACCAAAGCAGAGAAGAACTTGGTTGGAAATATACTTTTGGGATTTGCACAAACGGAATGTGCTGTATCTGATTATTGGACCCAAAAAGTTGTATCGTGGTTCCCTAAACATGAGATACAACAAATGGCCATGATGTTTGGTTCACAAGAAACCATTCATGCCGTAGCATATAGTTATTTAAATGAAACATTAGGACTTGAAAATTTTGAAGCATTTTTACATGAGCCCGCAACTGCGGAACGGTTTGAGAATCTTGTTAGCTATAATGGTTCTGATCCTGTTGGGATTGGTCGTTCACTAGCAATATTTAGTGCATTTGCAGAAGGCGTAAGCTTATATTCAGCATTTGCTGTTTTATACAGCTTTCAATTACGTAATCTTCTTAAAGGAATAGGTCAACAAATGAAATGGTCTGTACGTGATGAATCGCTACACAGCAAAATGGGTTGTCGTTTATTCAGACATATGTGTGAAGAAAACCCTAAATTATTAAAAGATTGCGAAAAAGATGTACTCAAAGCAGCAGAAACAATGCTTAAAGCAGAAGAACAATATATTGATAAAATGTTCGAGCAAGGAGACATTGAAAATCTTAAGTCCTACGATCTTAAACAATTCATTAGAAAGCGTCTCAATGAAAAATTGCAAGAGCTTGGTTACAGCGACCACGGGAAACACTTTGAATTTAACGAAAAAGCAGCGTCAAATCTTGACTGGTTCTATCATCTTACCGGGGGGCATACTCATACTGATTTTTTTGCTGTTCGTCCGACTGATTATTCCAAAGCAAACGAAGGCGAAGATTTTGAAGATATTTGGTAATGAGAAAATGTAATAAATGTCATAAAGAAAAATCAGTTGATAAATTTAGATATGGTAAACGCACTTGTAAAAAATGCGAATATCGTTTTAAACAAAGATTTTTAAGAGCTCTTGTATTACAAAAAAAATTATCACCTGTAGAAAGATTATCTTTCAGATTAGGGTATATGGGCACTGCTTTTATGATGATGTCTCCTCATTTATTAAGTTATGGTAAGATTGGAGCAATAACATATGTAATAGCTGGTTTATTATTAACTCCGCAGGTTTTAGTTTTAAAACAATGGAATTTAGTAGCTGTAAATTTGAATGTAGCAATAGGCTATTTAATTTATTTATATAATTATGTGGGATAACGAATGGAAAAAAGGCGAAGATTACCCTATTTGGGGTGATACAGAAGTCTACAAAAAAACAATAACAGGTGGTTATTTATTGCCTGGTGAAACGCCTAAAGATGCTTATTGGAGAGTTGCTAAGACTGTAGCTAGAAGATTATATAAGCCAGAAATGGCTGATCGTTTCTTTCAGTATATATGGGATGGATGGTTATGTTTAGCTTCGCCTGTATTATCAAATACTGGCACAGATAGAGGTTTACCTATAAGTTGTTTTGGAATTGATGTTGGTGACAGCATTAATGAAATAGGTATGAAGAATTTAGAAATGATGCTATTAGCCAAGCATGGCGGCGGTGTTGGTATTGGCATTAATATGATTAGACCCGCTGGATCTAGAATTACAGGTAATGGAACATCAGACGGCGTTGTCCCTTTTTGCAAAATCTACGACTCAACTATACTCGCGACCAACCAAGGTTCCGTTAGAAGAGGAGCTGCAAGTGTTAACATCAATATTGAACACAACGATTTTGAAGAGTGGTTGGAAATCAGAGAACCTAAAGGCGATGTCAACAGGCAATCTCTTAACTTACACCAGTGTGCTGTCGTTGGCGATAAATTTATGCGAAACCTTGAACAAGGAAATCCTGACGCAAGAAGAAAATGGTCAAAGCTTCTCCAAAAGCGCAAAGCAACTGGAGAACCATACATTTTATTTAAAGGAAATACAAACAAAGCTAATCCAGAAGCTTATAAGAAAAACAGTTTAAAAGTGCATATGACTAATATCTGTAGTGAAATTGTATTACATACAGATGAAAGTCATAGTTTTGTTTGCTGCTTGTCATCAGTAAACTTAGACAAATACGACGAATGGAAGAATACGAATTTAATTTACGACGCAACTTGGTTCCTGGACGGTGTGCTGGAAGAATTTATTCAGAAGGCAAAGAATATGAAGGGATTCGAGAACTCTGTACGCAGTGCGGAGAAAGGCCGGGCACTTGGGTTAGGTGTCCTTGGATGGCACAGCCTGTTACAGAAAAACGGAATAGCGTTCGAAAGTTTATTAGCACAATTCAAAACGCGAGAAATTTTTTCAAAAATAAAAATAGAAACTGAAAGAGCGTCTCGTGCTTTAGCTGAGGTTTATGGTGAACCTTTGTGGTGTGTTGGAACAGGCATGCGTAATACGCATTTAAGAGCTATTGCGCCAACCGTATCTAACTCAAAACTTTCAGGTAACGTTTCGCCAGGCATTGAGCCTTGGGCGGCCAATGTGTTTACAGAACAAAGTGCTAAGGGTACATTTATACGTAAGAATAAAGAACTTAAAAAAGTATTAAGAAAAATTGGTATTGATAATAAAGAAACTTGGGATAAAATTCTGGAAGATGGTGGATCCGTTCAAGGAATTAAAGAACTCGATGGATGGTTTTATGATCACGGAGGAAGACTTAACCAAGTAGAAGGCGAGTCTGTAAAAAATGTATTTAAAACATTTAAAGAGATAAACCAATTAGAATTGGTGCGGCAAGCTGGAATACGACAGGACTATATTGATCAATCAGTATCGTTAAATTTAGCGTTTCCATCCGAGGCTACACCAAGGTGGCTAAACCAAGTTCATATAGAGGCTTGGAAGCGAGGTATAAAAACACTATATTATACCAGAACAGAATCTGTATTAAGGGGAGATATAGCGGCAGCGGCTATGGATCCTGATTGTTTAAGCTGCGACGGTTAATTAAAATTTATTATGGCAGAACGATTTACGTTTAAAAAAGCAAAGGAGAAGATCAAAGAGCTAGAAGCTGAACTTGATGAGTTAAAAGCAAAAGCTGGTGATCAATTGGAGGAGCTCAAAGACAAAGCTGGTAATGTGATATTAGATACATCTGACAATGTATTTACTGGTGCAGAGCTAAGAAAAATTAGAATGCTAGAAGGTTGGGCTATTATTGGTCCGATTGTTGGTCTTCTAATTGGATTGTTATTTTAAATAAAGAATGGGGTACTGCTTAATTGCAATACCCCATTTTTTTATTATGCTATTCTATTATCATATGTATTATCATATCTAAACTCAATTGTTGAAGTTTTTGGATCTACTACTTCTGGTTCTTTGTATTCATCTGAAGTTTTAAAAGGATACGTAAGTTCGTCTGCCTCTTTTCGGCTTCTTAATGTTATATTTCTTAAATTATCAAAACGATCTCTTGCCTCATTTTTATTTTTAACAATACCTTTTGAAAACATTTTATCAGCATATCTTTCCCGCTTAGCGTCTACTCTTTGTTTGTGAGCCGCATATCTTGCTTGCTTGTTTTTATCTCTAGCCTCTATACGTTTTTTTCTTTCTTCTGATGCATCTTCGTATGCAACGTATTTTTTAGCTAAGTTTTTTTGTTTTTGGTCTTCTTGGTATTCAGAAGCTATTCTTTTTTCTAATTCATTTGGATCAGTAATTCCTTCCATATTTATACTTTTATATTGTTAGCTGATTTTTCCCATGGTAAATGTTTATGACCTTCGTCATAAGCAACTCCATCATAAATTATTTTTTTATCAGGTGTTCTTGGATATTTATTACCATCCCAATAAACATTAGATGCATCATATCCTAGTTTTCCAGATTTCATATCAGCAATATGCTTTTTTTCATGAGCAATAACTTCTTTCTTTTTTGCTGGTGATAAACCCGGTGCAACTTGAATAGTCCCATCTTTATGTGCTTTACCTAATACTCCTTCTGGTAATGCTTCTTTTTTATTTAAAGGTGTTCTTTTAGACTTATTTTTATTTGATTTTTTAGTTTCAATACCTAATTGATAAGGACTCCACCCTAAGCTTAACAAAATATTTTGCCATGCCGCGTTTTTATCCATATCAATAGCCTTTAAGTTTTCGGCCTTTTTAAATGCCCTGTCTAAAGGTATATTAGCTATTGCAGCTGTATAATTTGCAATTGCAAATCCTTGATAAAATGGATCGTCTTTATATTGCCTCCAATTTTCAAATTTTTGAGCCTCTACTATATCACCAATTTTTTTACTTACAGGAGGAGATATTGTAAGACCAGCTTGTATTAAACCTAAAGCAGGGTCATATACTCTTTTACCAGCTTTGCGTTTTTGGTATTGATCGTAGTATTCCATGCCAAGGTTTTTAAGAGCAGCAATTACGGCTCCCGAATAACCCATACCTCTTAAAAATCCATCTAAAAGGCCATTAGCAAAATATCCTAATTGCTTTTCAGCTTTTTCATCATCGTCATTATCGGATAACAATAAGCTAAATATAGCGCTTTGTAAACCAGAGAATATAATGTTTTGAGCAGCGCCATAATAAATTATTTTAGAAGCATTTGTTTTCCAGTCACCTCTACCATTAATTAAATCAAGTGTTGCTTTTTTAGTTTCCCTCGCATACTGTAATGGAGTATTAGCAAATGCTAATATAAATCTACCAATTTCAGATGCTTGTTGTCTAGAAATTTTATCTGGCCTAGACGATTGTTGCGATGTTTCAGCAATTTCTTGGAATTCAAGCATAGCTTGTTCTTTAGCCTCCGCTTCATTCATTCCTTGGTTTACTAATTGGTTTATTTTATTTCTATACCAACTAGCTCCTCCAAATGAAATAGCAAAGCTATCTCCCCATTGAGTAGGCTTAAAACCTAACTCTAAAAGCTTTTTATGCGTTCTTAAAAACCAATTTCCAGGCTCTGAATCAGCAAGATCAGCGGTATTAATTTCAATTTTTAGGCCGCCACGACGCTCGGTTAAAAATGTAGAATTCCAAAGCTCAATAAAGTCATTGCTAAATTGAGGTACATTTGCCATAGCTTTAGCCATCATAAATGGATTATTAAAACTCCAGTTCATGAAGTTAATAATAGATAATTGCTGAAGAACAGCAGATCTAAGGTTTATAGCCATAACGTTTGCTACAGATTGGTTAATCCAATTCATAGCAGCATTGAATTCTTTGTCTTTACCTTTCTTACGGTTTACGCCAGTTTCCATTCGCTCTAAAACATTTTTCAATGCATCCACAAAATCATTTCCATGCATTTGTTTTATAAGCTTCATATTAATATCAGAAAATATTTGTTCTTTATTATTAATAAATTCTGTTAAAAATAATTTTCTTTGAGCTTTATTTGAAACATTAGCTAAATCAGTTTGAATATTACCACCTAACCAATTTTCTGTTATTTCAGGATAGCCTTCTGGTATTTTAGTTATTTTAGCTAAATCATCTGCAAAAGCTTTTAATTCAGCATTTCCTTCAACTATAGAAACTAAACCGGCAGCATCAGCTTTATTCATGCCTAAATCATACCCAGCTTTTTCATATAAGTATGCTCTTACTGCTTGTTCATTAGTATATAAACCATCAAGAACTTTTTGTTTTAAAAGCTTTTTATTTTTATATCTTTTCTTTAACGCTCTATGATCTCGGGCTAAAGAAACTTTTGCTGCTTCATAAGCGGCTATTCCTTTAGCAAATGGAGTCATTAAATTATCTTGAAAAAACTTCATTTGAGCTTCGCCAATTGAGCCTTTGCCTAAAAATGTGTATAGCAATCCCATAAAGTCGTCAGCTCCGGGCGGAACATATATATTAATTTTTCTAAATAAAGAGCCTTTAGTAGGTTTTTTAGATCTTAATATATTATCCATTTCATCTTCGAGAGATGGAGCTTCAGCCTCTTTAGCAACTTGCACTTTCTTTTTTACGCCTAAGTCAGTAAGCATTTTATTTACAGCAGCTACATTTTTAGGTGCATCATCAGCAAAAAACAAATCGTTATAGCCTTCAGCAACTTTTTCTGCCATCCAAAACGCTTTAGCACTCGGAGCCCCGTCACCAAGTCCGGTTATGTTTTCTAATGGTATACTTATGCCTAAAGCAGAACGTAAAAAACTTTGTATTGCCTGAGCCGAATTAGCCGGTCTAGCCGTTAATACAAACACATCACGATCTCCTTTTGCTTCAGTTAATTTTTTAGCAAGAACAGCTAAAGGCCCTTTGCTTCCGTCAACAACTTTAGAAAACTCTGAAAAGTCAAATTCTGCGCCGGCCTCCATAAGCTCCTCAGATTGAGCCGCAAATTCTGTAGCGTTTAATTTGCCAGTTGTACCGTCTGGAAGCGTATAAAGCACATTAGATTTGCTCTGCGCAAGTGTATCGTCAAAGTCAAATACTCTTGCTTTCTTTTTAGGTGCTTTTTTATCTAACGCAACATTTCTAGCCTTACGTAAAACATTTAATTTTTCATTAAGCTCTTCAGTGCTTAATCCCGTAGTATCTACACCCAAGTCTTTTAATAATCTTTCGCTTTGTAGCCTTACTTGCTCTTGAGCTTTAGCAACGCCCGATTCACTATATATAGATAATCTTACCTGTCCTGGCGTTTTTTCATCAATTATTTCCCGCGTAGCAAGGTTAGCAAATTCTAGCCATTCTCGCTCAGTCATATAATTTTTAACAGACTGGTATCCGGCATCAATTGCTTTTGCTAAGCTTTTTCCTCCTTTGTATGCTATTTTAACCGCTCTTAATCCTCCGATTAAAACATTTAAACTAACATCTTTTGCTGCTAATATTAAAAAAGGATCAATAGCAAAACCTTTTGTGCCTGTAAGCTCTTTAAGTTTAGCAATAGCTCTATCAATAATAAACTCAACTTTATCCGCTTGTTCAGCAATTCCTTCTTGTTGCGTCTTTTTTATATCGGGAGCTATAAGACCGTCAAATCCAACATTGAATTCTTCAGCAATAGTTTTGCCGTTTTCAAGAATATAATTATTAGGGTTTATGCCTCCATTATTATTACTAACAAATTTATTAAAATATCTAGCCCACACATTATCAGTGACTTTCCAGCCTACAGGTAATAGCGATTTATAGTTATAGCCGTCTCCAACTAATTTATTATCATCAATTTCTAATAATTGCCCTTGAAAATAATTTTTTTCTATAGGCTTAAAAGAATTATTTATTTCACCCTTTATAGTTTTTTGAAATAAATATTTTGCTACAATGCTTGCAGGCATTGTATGCTCTTCGACTGATTTGCCAGCTATTTTTGATAAAAATCTAATAGGAGCTGCAACTCTAACAAAAGTATTTTGATGTCCGCTTGTTTTAGAAAGTATAGCTAAAATAAATTTAGAATTATCCGGGTTATCTTTAATCATTTTTTCAAATGTTAAAAATATTTCTTTTAATCCTTGAATTTTCTTTTTATTAAATTCTTTATGCTCTTTTGTACCAAATATATTATTAATAAAATTTTTACCGTACCCTTGCTTTGTTAAGGCTATGTTTATATTTTCTGATTCTGGTGCAAACTTTTGTGTAGGGTCTATTGAATTTAAAAGATCTTCTGTTGACGCAAACCACCAATTGCCCTTAGAAAATTCCCGTGGCCCATTTGAAAAACTTGTAGCCATTTTTTGCAGAGCTTCTTTGCTAAAATATTTAGGCAATTCATTTATTGCCCAACTTTGTACAGCCGCTCTATCGTTTTCATTTTTTGTTAATAGTCTTTCAATTTTATTTTGTGCGGCTATAGATGACCAGCCGCCTGATTCATATCTATTAAAGTCTTCTTCTGTTAATAAATCACTTTGTTGAAATAAATTTTTAGCTACATTAGACTTAAGCTCATTTAAATCTATAATTTTATTTTTTAAAGCTTCATTAGTATTAAGTATTTTAATAGCATGAGCAGCCGCCACAGAAACAGTCATAGCCTCTTTAAGGCTCTTTTGTCTATTAGATCTTGCTTGCTTTTTAAGACTTGGGTCGCTAAAATATTTTACAAATTCATCTTTATTTAAATTTTTAAATGCAACTTTTTCAAGCTGACCATTTTTAAAAACGAGCATGCCTGCTTCTTCAAAAGGGTTTAAACCACCTTCCATGCGAGCCATTCTCATACCTTCAACAGTTAATGTATCATAAATAGCTTCTGCATTTTTAGCTAAGTTGTTATCAAAGTCTTGCTTTGTTTTAGTGTTCTTACCCATAAAAGCATCAATTTTATCACGAAATTCGTTAATAAAACCGGACTTAATATTTCTTTTAAAAGATTTAGAGTCTACATCATAGTTTTTAAGTAATTCTTTTTCAACAGTAGCAGTGTCAAGTTCAATACCTAAAGCTTTTGCAGAGTCAATTTTTTCTTGAGCCTCTTCAACAACCATTTCAGATTGCATTTGAGAGTCAATAGCAGAAACAGCATTATCTATATTGTCTGTAAAAACCTGATCAAACATTTTATTATTAAAACGCATTGCCCTAAGGTTACCCCTGTTACTTAAAAAAGCATCTAAGCCTTGCTTTTGGGGGTCAAACTCATTTTGAATGAGCATAACCATGTTTCTTTTAGTATCTCCAATAAATTGGCTTCTTGTGTAATTACCCCTTGAATCTTTTGGTACGGGATCATATAATCTTTTAGCTATTGATTCTACAATGCCTCCCATAGCATTTTGGAATTCTAATGCAGCTTTATTAGGCATTGTTTCGCCTTTCTTAATATTATATTTATCATATATAGCTTGAAGCTTGGTAAACTCCTTAGGTTTGCTTGCTAATCTGCTTTTTGCTCGTTCAAAAGATTTTCGAAGTTTAGCGTATCTAGCATTATACTCTTCTTGTGTAATTCTTAAATTAGGGTCTTTTGTATTAAGAAGTTCTAATAATTCTCTGCTACCATTAACAAAATCTAAACTAGCTTTTTTAATACCTTTGGCTGTAGAAAAATCAGTTCCCACAATGCCCATAGCGCTTGGAACAGAATATGCTAATTGCGCTTGTCTATTTTTTATTTTAAGATCAAGCATAGCTATTCTTTCAGGGTCTTTTACACCCTTTTTTATTTCTTCAAGATTTTTTATTTCTTCATTTAATAATTCAACTCTTTTGTTTAAATAAAAATCTCTAGTTAAACCTTTTGTTTGATAACCTTCTAATATACTTCTTTCTAAACTAGCAGGATCATAATTATTTTCATTAGCAGACTGTAAAATAGTATCTTTTCTTTGTGTTAAAGAATCGTATTTTTCTTTTAAAGGCTGAATTGCTAAATTATATGCGTTTTTTGTTTTAGAATTATTAGAAACTTCAGCTGCATCTAATCTTATTTTACCAATTTCAGAATCAAGTTTTATTAATTCTTGTTTTTGTTTTGTTGTAAGATTATCAATATTATTTAAATCTTTTGCTAAATATTTTATTTGCTTAGATTTAATATCGTTTACTGCATTGCCTAAAAATTCTATTTGTTTTTTATCATTTTCAATGTTAGGATCAAGCTTAGCAATTTCTTCATTTAATTCTTTTATTAATTGTTCTCCTCTTGCTATTTCTATTTCACTGTCTTTTGATCTAAAAGGATTAAATATTTGTTTAAATATTAATGGGGATTTAAAAACACCTGCACTCATTACAGCACCCGACACAAATGAATCAAGCAAGCCTTCGCTTAATTCAATTTTTTTATCAAGCATAAATTTATCAACAAGGTTTTCAGTTCCTTGTGCTAACATTTCTGTTCCGCCTTCACCTATAATGTCAGAAGCTACTCCAGAAAAAGTTTGATTCTTTATATAATTTACAACAGACTCTTTTAAAGATGGTGATTTTTTAAAAGCTGCTTTTAAAACATTTAATTGGCGTAATGTTATAAGTTCACTTCCAGCTTCTCCTAAACCAACAATAGCAGGTGCAGCAAATAATTGACCTCTTGAATATTTTATATTTGGATTAGAATCCATTTCAGCCATCATTTCAGCATATTTTCCGCCAGCGGTCATTGCTCCCATTCCTACAAGTCCAGAATATCCGCCGCTTGCGGCAAGAGTAGCTATAATTGGTAATTGGTTTCCTATTAACTGGGTAAACCAAAGTCCAAAATCATCGGCTTCTAAATCTGAAACAGCTTTAGGCCTTGCGATATCGGATCTAATATCTTCTGATCCAGCTTTTAAAAAATTTCCCCACTCTAAACCTGTTTTTTCAAAATCGCCTAAGCTTATGTTCTCTTCTGTTAAAGCGTCAACAACGCCCTCAGTAGCGCTAAATAAGTATGCAGGAAGCTGCATGGTATTGCCTAAAATATCTAAAGATGTAGCGGCAAAAGAACCTACTAAATTAGATAAAGGATCATAATTTCTTTTTACTAAATCTTTTATTTCTTTTGATGTATTAGCTTTTTCTATAGAGCTTTTAATTATATCATCAGTACTTTCGTATTTTTTAGAAATATAAGATACAGCATTATTGATATTTTCTTGTATTTGTTTTGCTTGATCTAATTCTTTTTGGTTTTTTATTTGAACTTTTGAAAAATTATCAGTATAAGAAACAATATTTTTTATAACATCTGTATAAACATCTCGTTCTATTTGTGCATTTTTAGCATCTAATTTTCCAATATCAGCAATGCCTTCTGCTTTTTTAGTTTGTTCTTTTAATAACTCAATTCTATTATCAGCTTCTTTTGCAATGTCTTCAGTTTTGTCGTTATATTTTTTTTGTTTTAAATTTTCAATATAAAGATCCTCTGCTTTTGAATATATTTCGCTATCTGATATAATAGACCCCGTAGGCTTTTCTTTTTTTAATTCTGCTTTAGCCTGTTCAATAAACCCTTTTTTATTTAAGTCTTTGTCCTCTACTATTGTTTTAGGCACCCCTCCAATTGTTGGTACGCTGTAAGAATATGTTGGATTTTCAAAATAAGATTTAAATTCTGCTTTAGCATTATTTAATTCATCTTCATTTAAAGCTTCAAATTGGCTGGATGACTCTTGCCCAGAAGCAATAAGCATAGGATCCTCTGCATATTCATTTACAAATTTACCTTTTTCAAATTGATATTGTAAATATTTTTGTAAGTCTTCTTCTGAATTAATATTTAAACTTTTATCATTAAATAAGTCTTTTTTACTTACAATATATTCACCTTCAAAACTAAGGTTCCCAGGAATAGTGCCTTTTTCTGCACGAAATATATATTTTTTATCGGCTTCTTTTTGTTCTTTTGCTATTCTATTTGGCAGTGTTTCCTCTAGTGATTCCAAAAAACCACCTTCCCGCTGCAAATCCATAACGTTTTGCCCCGCTGCAGGTGCAGCTTCCTCCGCAGCAGGTTCTATCTTTTTTGCTTCATCCAAAGTATTTTGACCTAGCATTTCTGCTTTTTTATTATCAATAGCATTTTGAATTTCTTGTTGACTTAACCCTTGCGCTTCTAATTGCGCAGCAAGATTTAGTAATTCTTGTCTTTGATTTTCAGTTAACATACTAGTTATCTATATTATATTTTTTTGCTAATTGTTGGTCTAAATAGGATTTTATTCCGTTGTAATCTATTGGTTTATTTGTAGCGGGATCAGTCCAGGATTCTGATATTTTTTGAAATAATAAATCTGGATTATTAAAATCTTTTATATCGATTTTTATAGGCTCACCTGAATTAAATGCCTTTGTACCACTGTTCAACTCTATAAATGTTCCGTCATCTTCTGTAACTCTGGTTGCTTTAATTCCCAAATTTCTTAGATCCTCCTTCCAATCACCTGTATAAGGTACACCTGATTTAAATTTATTTTTTTGATAAAATTCCATTAATCTTTGCTGTGTAGGAGTCAATTCTAATTCATTAGATTTTTTTGATTTTTGTGAATAATCTAATTGAGCGGATCCAGCTTGAGCTTCAGCTTTCCTTGTATTAGCAATATCTTTTCTTAATTCTAATTGAGCTTTATATGTATCAGCGTTAGTATTGTTTATTATCTGTTTATTGGCATCTATCACTGCATTTTTACTTTGTTCTAGCCAATCTGCTTTTAGCCCTTGCCCTTTATATTTTTCAGAAGAATTAATAAAGTTATTTATATCGGTTAAACTTTTGCCTTCAAGTAATTTATCTAAAGTATCAATTCCATAAGATTCCGCATTACCACCTGCCAATTGATCCATTAATTTTCGTCTATCTTCAATTTCAACAGAATCCATTAAGTATTCCTTTAATGCTTTTCTTTTATCTCCTCTACCAAGCCCGTTAAAATATCCATCAAAACTTTCAGTTGCAAATTGCTTAAACCAAGGGGTTAAAGAGTTATCATCTTTATTATATATTGTTTGAATGTCTTCTTCGTACTTACCTGTTTTAGGGTTGATAGCCCGCATTGTGTTTCCTTCTTTTGTATCAAGTATATTTTTTGCATCCGCGGCAAGCTGTTCCTTAACATTTGTTTCAGGCTTTGTTGATACAAAAGGCAGCCTATCCATTTCCGCTAAGGCAGCGCTAATAGGATTATCGTTACCATCAACATCCTTCCATGTGCCATCTAATAATATTTTACCATTATCATCAACTTTATAGCTAACATTTGCCTCACCCCTAGCTAAAGCTGACCAAAATTGAAAATCTTTTGCACTTATAGAACCAGATAAAGTTCCATTTTCTAATCCATCTAAAAATTGTTCAACACCTGTATATATAACTTTTTCAGCTGATTTAAAGGCTGGTATTTGAGCATTTAAAACTTGTACAGATTTTTGGTAATCTGCACTAGTAATATCACCATTATCTCTAGCAATTTTTAATTGATTAAGTTTATCTACTAGAATATTTGAAAAATCCGTACGAGCATCATTCAAATTATCAGAGCTTGATTCTGCGGGTAAAATTAAACCTTCTCTAACCTTTTTGTCAATGCTATTTAATGTCATTTCAGCCGCAAGCTCTCTTTGCTTTTGAGCTCTAACGTCTGCTTGTTGTTTCTTGTTTTGAGCTACAGCTTGCCTAATATTAGCCCCCATTTGCATGCCCTGCTGGAGCCCTCTTTCAATGGCCTCAATATCTTCTGTGTATGTTGGTCCGTAGTACGTAGCATCGAAGCTACCAAATCCTTGTGCCATATTATTAGTTGTTTAGTTCCGCTAATTTAAGATCCATGTATCCTGATGCAGCGCCTGCCGCAGCGCTTGTTAAACCACTTAAGAGCATGTTTCGTTGTCTTTCATTAGCAGCTTGTTTTACCCCTGCTTCTTGAGCCTGTAAACTTAAATTAGACCCAAGTCTATTGTATTCTGCAGCTTGAACGTCTGCAGCTCCTTGAGCTTGTAATCTTTGTGCTTCCATACCCATTTGAGCATTAAATTGAGCGGATTGATTTGCAGCTTGCATATTAGCTCTGTTTGCAGCATTCTCAGCTTGAAATTGCTGCATTGTGAATTGATTTTGAGCACCAGCGTTAAATCGGTTCATTTGAGCTTCTTGACCAAATTTGCTTAAAGCAAATTGATTTGCGGCTTGAGCACCAAATCTTGCTGCGTCATTTGCAGCTTGAGCACTAAATTGGGCTGCCTGGTTTTGAGCATTAGCACCAAATTGAGCGGCTTGATTAGTTGCTGCCGTACTAAATTGCGCTGCCTGGTTGGCTTGAGCTGCATTAAACTGTTCTTGTCCTAAAGAAAATTGTGAAGATAAATTACTTTGAGCTAATTGATCTCTTTGTAATTTCATTTCACCTTCGGCTCTACGCATTTCATTTGCTTTAACTTGCCTGTCAATATCTGAAGCAATTTGCGCTTTAGATTTTGCAGCAGCCGCAGCAAGAGCAGTTGCTCCCCCTGCACCTGTGCCAGCTTGGGCGGCTAAATCTTGAGAAGAGGCTAAAGCTTGATCAGCTTCTTGAGCGGCTAATTCAGCACCAGCGGTTGAAACCTGTAAATTTGCAAATTCATTTGTAAGTCCAGTCCCCGCTCCTGTTAATAGTGGTCCTATACTTGTGCCCTGTGCAGTATACCCTTGCGCAGTATAGCCCTTTGCATCGTAGCCTTGAGCATCATAACCTTGTGCATCTGCTAAAGTAGGCATTTGAGCTGTTTGAGCAGCGCCAATTTGAGCAGCTTTAGTAGCTACAGGATCATAAGCAGCGCCTTGTATTCCTTCAAAAGCATTTTTAAATTTATAATTATTTACTTTTGCTAATGAGGTTTGTTTTGCTTTTTCAGCTTTTTCAGCAGCAACTTTTTTCTTTTTGCGCCCGAATAAAGAGCCAATACCCGATATTATTCCTGGTGCAGCAGCAGCTAATGCCCCTGCTAATAATACGCCAGCCCCCTTTGTTATTTCGGGTTCAAATAATAGCGTTTCTAATAAAATCATTATAGTCATCTTTTGTTAATGAATAATTGTAATCTTCTAATTCGTCTAAATTTTTCAATTCAAATGGATTTTGAAAAACATTTTGAAAAATACTATTTTCATGCGCATATATAGCTCTTTGAATACCCGATTCGGAAAAACCCATATAAGGCGCTTCAAAAGTATTAGTTCCATTTTTGTCGGATACAGTTATGCACCCAGAAAGCAAAAACCAAACATGTTCTCTTTTATGAATAGCACTAATAACGGAAGTTCCTTGGTTTAATATCATTTTTCTTAAATAAATACCAGGGACAAATTCGTGCTTTAAATCAAATAATTGATTGCCATCACGAACAATGCTACCGTCATTGTGAACTAGAAGATCACTGTTTTCTTTTGAATAAGCAACTTTTAAAAGTTTGTTAACTTTATTTTCAAAAGATTTTGCTATTATTTTATTTTTAATAAATTTAATTAAATTCATATTATTGACTTGAATAAACAGCTTCAGAATTAATTGCAAATAATTCTGCTTTGTTAATTGATTTTTCTACTGGTAATTTAATACGTGTCCTCATAAAAGTACCTTTGGTTCCGGAAACAAGTTTTGTTGCATCAGCTACAATAGCCCCATTAGAAGCTTTATAAGTTGTTTCTTCAGAAACTATAGGTGCAAAATATTTGCCTTCTTTTTCTTCAAAGGGAAATTTAATTATTGTGCTCATTATGCATTTTGTGTTATAGTAATTGTTTGATTTGCAACAGCAGGTCCTGTAACGCGTGAATTATTATATTTACTTATAGTTAATGTAGCAGTCCTACTAGACCCCGTTGTATTGTCACTTACATTAATTGCAAAAGGATAATTTGAACCAAGAAGATTTAAACCATCGGGATCAACAACCTTTGAGCCAGGCGAACCATTTATTAATACCCAGTTTTGATTAGATGAAATTTGTATAGGTATTGTAGCTCCATTAGCATTTGTTATTAATGTGCTTGGATTAGAATCAGCTGCAAACGTTATTGAAGGGACGTAGGTTCCAACTGATGCAGTAACTTCGCCCGCTCCAGTTATTGTGGATGTAGCCAAAGTAGTTTCAGAAACTTTTGGTAAAACAATAGTTTTTTCTAAATATTCCTGAGTACTGCTTTCTACTGTAGATGTTACAGAATATCCGGGTACATCATAAGTAATATCATGGCCATCAGGTAAAAACACTTTGGTTGAGCCAGAAGCAGTCCATCTTATTGTTGCAGTTCTTGTGTCTGGACTATCATATGGTGTTATGGTGTATGCCACTCCAACCGTAGTCCCGCTTGGTGTTGTTATTACTCCGCTAGCGGGAGTTGCCCACGTAAGAGTTGGTTTTGCTAAAGCACTACCACTTATACCCAACGAATTGTTTGTTGCAACATTAGGCACTGTGATTGGGAACCCAGCTGTTAACGAGCTAGACGTAACAGAAATATTAAATGGAACTATATTAGTAGCTCCGCCCATACCGCTGTGGTTTGAACAATAATAATATAAATCAGGAGTAGATTCTGTTATTTCTATTTGTATATATGCACCAGCAGTTCCTGGAGTTCCATTTTCTGTAACGCCAGTTGTGTATTCTGAACCGCCTCCGTGTGTACCGTCTGAAGTTGTACTGAATTTTAACGGATGAGATGCATTAGAAGAATCACTCTGATCAAATATATAAGTCTTGCCTATTGTCATTGCTATAACAGGCTGTTTTATATCATCTATAACAATTTTGTTACCAGTATAATTTCTTATTATAACATCTTTTGTTACAGTGCCAGATATAGCGCTTGAATTATAAGAACCTAATGAAGATACATTTGCTGAAATGTAACCTGGGTCAATATAATGAGTGCTTATTGGTGAAACATCAACATCTAAATCCGTATTGCCTGGGTTTGTAAATGTAGCTAATGCAGGACTTACTGTCCCATTAGAAACAGCATCCCCAACGCTTACAGTAAGAAGACTCACTTCGTAAACCAAATCAGCACCAATACCAGATACAGTAATTGTTTTTGTTTCGTTTATTGTGCCTGCGGTATAACTTATTAAAAATACTAAGTTGTTATTTGTTATTTGCGTTGGATTTTGAATAGTCAATCCGCTACCAGACAAAACAACATCCGTTACAGATTCAAATTGGTAATCGGCGTTTTTAGGCTTAGCAGTAATTACCCATTGGATAGTTTCATTTTCTTTTGCATAGATAGATCTTTCACCAGAAACAACGCTATTGTTAACAGCTCCTGATAATTGCAGAGAAATTAAACTATAGCTATCTAGTACTGGAGCATCACCAACAGAACCTAAATCGGTTTGTAAAAAGTCAAGTTCCCAACCTTCAGTACCTTCATAGCTTATATTATTAAAAGTTTTAACCGTAGAAGGGTTATCATTTAATATTGGTTCAATATAAGATTCAGCAGCGGCTGCCCCGTAAAAAGTATTTCTATTTACAGTGCTATCATTATGTTTCCATAATTTACCGTTTTTAAAACTGTAATATACATTATTTAAACTAATGCCGCCCTCTTGTTCAAATGATTTAAAACTTGTCCATCCTTGCGAAGATTCATCAAAAGACAATGTAAAATAGTTATCACCTGCTGTAGCTATATTGGTGTCATCAAATCCACCATATCCTTCACCTATAATTGTTAAGTGATATAACCCTTGGTATTCATCATAAGAACCAATAACGTCAGTAGAATTTTTTAAAGCATCTCTAAAAAAGTCTTTCATTCCGTTTCTTGATATTTCAACCAATCCATTTTGAGAAAGGCGCATTACAGCTCCTCTATTTTTATCTGTAAAGTATTTAGCATACCCATAATATGCAAATGATTTAGCATCTTTTGAAATACCAAACTCACCAGCGTATGGTGCAATAGTACCTAAAAACTGCGAACTTGTTGTTACAGGTATCGCTCCGCCTTCAGCAGAAAATATAAAGTTTTTATTTACAGGAGATCTTGAAATCTTATCTTCTTGAAAAACAACAACTTGCGTGTCATCCGCAAAAAGCTTTTGTATTGATCCATCTTGTGGATCTAAAGATATTGTTAAGCCGCCTTCAGATTCATTAAATTGATTTATATAATTTACATTTGTTCTTGAATTAAATAAACCGCTTGAATGAATTAGCGTATTGAATCTTCTTTCTTCTGCAAAGTTTTCTTTTGTAACATATGCTCTTACTCCTACATCAAAAGCTTTTTCATTATATCCAGCTCTTAATCTATTTATTTCAATATGAGCACCTGAACTAAATGTAAACAAATAACAATTATAAAATTGTATATCTATAGCAGTTGTGGTTAATGTTGAAACCAAACCTCCAGTTGATGTTTCATAGAAAATATCTAAATCAGAAATAATAGGTTCTGTTTCAAACACGCATATTCCTCCGCTAACTCCATCTGTTGGTACAGTAGCAAGACCAGATGGATTTGCTATAGACTGTATTTTAGATAAACTAGCTGTTGTTTTGTTTACTCCATTTAATATTTTTGGATAAACAGAAACATTACATGGTGATATTGAGCTACCTGTGCTTGGGGGTATAACAGCTGTTTGATCTCTAGGTATTTTATTAATACTGTCTCCTAAACGAGATACTGTATTTAATGCTGTAATTCCTGAAATCCAATTATAATATTCTTGCTCTCTTTGTTTTACAACTATTCTATAAGAATAACACCAATCTAAGGCTTGTAAAGCATCAATAGAAGCTTGCGAAAATGCTATACGCAATGAATTAAAAGCTGTAGTAGTGGTAGCATCACCTGTGCTTGCGTCAACAAAAACAGTATCACCACCAGTTTCAGATAATAAAACAGGTGTTTGTCTTCCAAATTTATCAGCTAATACTACGCCAACTTGATATGTTCTTCTTGACTTTACAGACATTTTATCATCAAGTGCAGTATATCTTGCAGAGCTTTCGCCTGTTCTGGTTACAGTAAATGATAAAGCAGGTATATTATAGTTTTGTAAATAATTACCATATATTAATCTACCACCAGCTAATTCTTGAGATTTTGCTTTTCTCGGTACGGAATCATATACTCTTGTCAATTGATCCGCGGGTAATGTTTTGAAGGGGTCTTGTGATTTGTAGAAAAAGTTAACAGAAGTTTCTGTAGTTACAATTTTCTTTTCTACAACATAAAGAGAGTTAGATCCTGTTTCTTTATATATCAATTCAACCTTTTCAATACCAAAATTTGCAGGCGTAGGTATAGATAATTGTACGGATTTAATTGCATTTACAAATGTTTCAATTTCGCCAAAAGAATCAATGTTACTGGATACAGTATCTACATTGTCTAATCTTGAAAAGCACACAGGCGTAAAAGGAGCCAGTACGCTATATTCGCCATCTTCAAACTGGTATCTATAAGAAAATCTAATTAATTTGTTTTCTAAAAAGTTTGATGTAATAGGATCACCGTTTTCGTCAACGTCTGATACCCCAACTATAGTTGCTGCATTATACGGAGCATATTTAGCTACCGAAATTAAATTATTAATATTAGCTGCAAGATTATAATAGCCGGGCGTATTTTTTGCCGTTTCAACGTTTATTTTTCTTGGAGGGTTTCTGTCATCTGTCCAAAACAAAAGTTTATCTACTAGATTAATTCCTGTTATTGGATAATTTTGATGAAAGTTTAAATCCTCACTGTTTACTATTATAGTTGATTTATTTGATTTTTGATCGTATTCAATAATCTGGTGAGAGCCAGAATTAATTTCATTATACGAATTATTGTTGGTTACAAAATAATATATTTTTTCGTCACCATTATCTCTGTATTGCCCAATTGTTTTAGCATTAGATATTGTAGTGTCAACAATAAGCTTATTCCCTAATATATTTTCAACTGAACCTATATCAGAGCTTTCAGATTTACTAACGTTTATATTTAAAGCTTCTCGATATTCTCCGGGCTTAAGCATTTTTTCATCTAAATCGCGATTCATTCGACTCGCGTTAAAGAGTCTTTTGATTTCTGGCATATTTTAGTGTTTAATCCACTTTGACTTACCTCTTAATACTTGAGTTAATTCTTCTAGCTTAAGATTACTTAATCTTAATTTAGCATTACGCATTTTTGCTGCAGCTTCTTTTTTATAAAGAGCAGCGGTGGGGCCACCTGAAGGGCGCAATTTAGATAAATTATAAAGCATATTTGCATATACCGCGTCTTCAGCAAGCTTAGGTACTAGTACGTTTTCAAAATTACCATTATCTCCTAGTCCATCTGAAATATATTGAAAAGCTATTAAATCACCTTCGCTAAAAAATGAATCAAAATATATTTTTCCATTTTCAAGATCCAACACATAGCTTCCATTTATATTTTGGCGTTCAGGCTCAGATCCATATCTTCTACCATAAGCAGAAAGATCGTCATCATCAAAATAACCATCATAATAGTTTTGAAAGTCTTTAGTTGTTAAAAATTTTTCAGAAGCTTGGAATCTTTCAATAGTTTCAGAAGTTTCATTAAAAGTTAAATTTCCATCCTGATCATAAACATATCTAAAGTCCTGATCTTGCATTACGGCTTTTGTAGGCTTGGTATATTTTGCATTTTGTATAGGACGATGATTACCATTAGAATCTACATATGAAACTTTAACATAGTTTACATAGTCAGACGGCAAAGATAATTGTAAGGTGGAACTTAATTCAATTTCAATATTCTTTTCAGCATGGAAAATATCATAGCTAAATTCTTGAACAGATCTTTGCGCCCAAAATGCAACCTCGTATCTTGGCACTTTAGTTAAAACTTTACCATCACCAACATAAGCAATCATAAAGTTATTTATAATATCATTTAAATGTACTCTACTGTAATATCCTGCAATAGCTGTTCCAGTTCCGCCTTCTGCTAAGGAATAATTATCTACGTCTAAAGGTTTTCTTGATATTGCCATTATTGTTCAGTTGCTTGTAATTGTTGATCTTTTGATTGTGCAAAGCCAGCCACATCCGCTTGCTTTATAGTAACACCCGCTAAAGTAAGTATTTTGTATACTAATTCGTTTTTTTCAGAAGGGTGTAATTCAAAATTTAATGATTTTGCAGCATTGCCATAATCGTCCGTAGATGGATCAAAAACTGTAGAATCATATATAGGCTTATTTGGAACTCCGGATGCAACCTGCTGCGCTGTAGGCATCAAATAACCCCACTTAGGCTTGTTTGGTTTTTTAAGATATTCCAATAATACATTAGATGCTATAGTAGATGGGTATATTTTTATTGCATTACCATTTATTGTATATACAGGCTGAGTTGAAACTGGAGCTGTAAGCGGAGATAAATTTATATATTTTAAATCTTTATGAGAAGCTAAATCAGCATCAACATTATTTACAGAAACAATACCAACTTTATATAAATCACTTGGTAGTGCCCATAAATTATTTGAAACAGTTAAATTTGAAGAAGCATAAAATATATTTATTTTTTCAGAATTTGATAAAACAGGATCTGAAAAATCTGCGCTTATTGCAACGCCAGACTCATACATTGCTTGCTTATTGAAATAATTTTCAAATATTTCATTTTGAGCTTGGTCCGCTAAGTTATTAAACTCTTCTGGAGTTATGTAACCTCTATTGTCTTTATTAGTAATAGTGAGTACAATATTATATACCTCGTTTATGTTTACCATGCGTATCTTATTAATTAGTGAGCATAGGGTTGATTTCTCACCCTATACCCTTTTTCTTATGAAAGTTTTTTCATAATAGACTTCATCAAATCAACACCTTCATCAGTTTTGAAATATTGTGCTAATGCACCATATGGATGTTGATCAAAAGGTACAGTCATTACCTTTTTACCATTTGCTAATTTAAATACTGTTCCATCGTCAGTTAAGTTTAATAAACCAATTTCAACAGCTCTATTAGCTAAATTTCTAAGTTTTATATCTTCGTCTTGTGATAACTCAATAAATAAAGCTGGATCATCTTGAGCAAACCTATAAGCATCTCGTTTTAATTCTTTAGAAGACATGCTTGAAACAGCCGAACCTAATTCGGTTCTCATAATTGCTTCTAAATGATCAACATCTAATGTTCTTACAAGATTTAAAGCTTCAAGTTCTAATTCTAATGATTCAATTTCATCAGTAGCTTCTTTAACTTCATCTATTTCTGTCCACAGCATACCCGCTTGCGGGTGATACAAAGACATTAATTTTTGTAAACTTTGTTGTTGTTTTGGAACTTCAAGCACGCCATCATAAAAAATAATGTGACCTAAAGTAGCATATCCGCTTTGTTCATCAGCAAATAAAGATTTTTGATTTGTTGCATATCGAATTTCTTTTTGTTCGCCGTTTTCTTCATCAAACCAAAACAAAGGTTTTCTTATAGTATGTTTTGACTGTACAGTCCAGCTAATTGGAGCTTTATTGCCTGTTAAAACATATATTCTATCTTTTATTTCCCAGTTTTTTTCAATCTTACGTACTGGGGCTTTTTTTGTAGTTTCCATAATATAATATAATATAATTAATAATAGAGGTATGGGGCAGCAAAGCCACCCCGTCCCCTATAAAGTATTAAGCTTTAAACAATACGAAATTGTTTGCACCTTGTACAACTAAACATCTTTCAGATAGATAGTGCATTCTCATCTCATCAATTGGAGAGTTAGAAGCGCCACCAACAGATCCTGTAACCCAAGATTTGTTTTTTCTGTTTTCTGTTTCAGAAGCACGGTAACGTACATGCAAGAATGGTCTCTTGATGTTTTTACCTAGCACTTGATCGTAAACTGTTGAAGTACCAGCAGGAACTAATACACCTTCAATATCTTTGAAACCTCCACGAGTAGAGAAATCATTTAAGTATTTCCAGTCAGTTTTATAGAAATCATAAGAACCACGACGGTATCCTGTGAATCCTAAGTTAAGAGCCATATCTTCGCTGTTGTTAAATACCCCGAAAGAAGTACCTCCAGAATATCCTCCATTTTGCTGTGCAAGAATGTCATCAATTTCTAAAGAAAGATCGCGACCTAAGAAAAGCATGTTTTCTTCGATTGCTCCTTGCTTGTCTAATTGCTTAAGAACAGCGTCAAAATCTGTTAATGCTCCACCTGAAGCTTGTGCTCCAAAGTCAGAATATACATTACCACGATCTTCAATAGCAGCAAAGAATCCTTGAGAACCTTTAGCAGTAGCTGTGATGTTTGAATCATAGAAGTCTAGAGTAGCTCCAGTACCATTTTGCTCAACACCTTCAACCATTGCCATTTCTAAGTAATCTTCCCAACGTAATCTATTTTCGTGCTCAGATTTTAGATACCATAAATATCCAGAAGCTCCGTTTTCAGAAGTCACTTCAATCCATCCGATTTGAGCAGTGTCAGAACCGTTGATAGAATAGTGCTCTTTAAGAATAACAGGGCTGTTCTTAAATGTAGCATAGCTAGGATCTAGCTTTTCAGTAAAGTTAGAAGATCCTTTTGCAAATTCAGAACCATAAGCAAGAGCTGTGAATCTTTCAGTTGCTAGGATAGCTGGAGTTCCAGTTAAAGTTTTAACTTGGAAGTATTGTCCAGATACATTTGTTACAATACCTTTAACAACAGACCCAGTACCTCCAATTCCAGAAGTAGCAGAAGACTGTGCTTGGATCATAACTGTTTGTCCTTTTCTAAAGTTAACAGCTGTTGTTCCTTGAGATGTAATACCTAAGCTTGTTGGCTGAGCAGCAGGAACAGTAAAGTTCATAACTTGTCCACCAGAAGCAGATAATGTAGCTGTTCCAGGAGTAGTTCCTGTAGTAGGCATTGTAGCTGCAGAGCTTAAGTAAATAATGTTAGCATAACGAGTATGCAATCTACCTTGCTCAGTCCAGATAATTTGATCTGAAGTTGAAGGCATTTCTGCTGATACCATACGAAGGAAAGATCCGATAGAGCGATTTCCGTAACGCTCTACTTCTTGTTCGTATACATCAGGTAAAAATTGTTGTGCCCACTGATTAAATGAGCTGTCTGTAAAATCAATATAGTTACCAGTATAAAGAGCTTTGCTTTGAGTTGGTTGCAAAGCTGCTGGTATTCCACTTGTAAAAGCCATTTTTTAAATGTTTTTAAAAATTAATTAGTTATTTCCATTTTATGCGCAATCGATCCGAAGAATCACTTTGTACAACTCTTACTTTATTATCTGTAGGTGCTATGGCTGAATTATCAGTACGTGGGCTCATATCAATATTTTTAGACTTAGCTGCAGCTTCTTTTATAGCATCGGCACGGCCCTGCTCATAAAAATGATTTGCAATTTTATCTGCATTATTAGCTGCAAATAAAGCCTTATGATAATCACCTACTCTTTCCATGTGCCCGTCTTTATTTAAAAACGGTGTAATAAAGTTTTCAATTGACGATTGTGAAGTTTTTACTTTTTCTGTATTATCAACTTTAAATCTATATTTCTTTTCTCCAACTTTGAAATCAAAACCTTTAAAATCATTTTGGAAAAACTTTTCAGATCTAGTATCAAATATTTCTTTTGCTTTTTTAGATTGTTCTTCGTATTCTCTTGCTTCGTTATAAAACTCATAAGCTTTTTTATAGTCATCAGGAATATCAGTTTGCTTTCTTAACTTAAGATCAGCATAATATTTTTCTTTTGAACTATTAAAAAACGTCTGCGCTTCATATAGTCTTTCTTTAAATGCAAGTTGTTTTGCTTTAACTTCAGATTGCTCAGCAACCTCTTCGTCATAAGCAAATTCTTTTTGCATTAAAAAATTTATATCCTCATTATCTAAATGAGGTTTTGTGTTTTTTAAATATTCAAAAACCAAAGTAGTATTATCCATTTTAGAATAATCTCTATTAAGGTTTACATAATCCTCAAGACCCCCGCCGGTTTCTTCCATAAAGCTAATTAACTTTTGGATGTCTTCTGGATATTCTATTTGTTGCGGTTGTTCGGGTTCAGAAATTTCCTGTTGTTCAGATTGTGTTTTTTGTTCAACAACATTTTCTTCAACAACTTCTTCAATAACTTCTTCTAAAACATTTACCTCTTCTTCTTGACTTGGCTCTTCTGTATTTTCGACCCGTACTTCTTCGTCCACTTTTTCGCTATCTCCGGCTGGTTCATCCATAGATACGCGCGTTGTTTCTTGCTCTTGAATGGCATCTTCTTTTTGTTTTGGTGGGCTATCAACATTCACGCGATATACACCGTCGTCTTGAAACCCATAATTAGAATCTACTTCGCCAGCTTCTATTGCTTCTTGCAATACAGCAGCTTCTTTTTCTTGTGTTGAAACATTTTCTGTGCCTTCAACAGCTTTTACTTGTACATTTTCTTCCATGATATAATATAATATAATAATTTATTTTTTACTTCGGCTCAAATCTTGATAAATCAAAACCGCCTAAAACATCATTTCCTTTTGATTCAAATGATTGTTTTGGTTTTTCTGTTTTTGGTGGACCAGAAATAGAGCTAACTGATATTTTTTTGTCAGCTATTCTTTCTTGAGTTTCAGATTGTTTGTCAACCAATTCTTTTTGAGCAGATAATTCTAACTCTTTTAATTTAACATTTAAGTCATATTCAAATTGCATTAACTGCTTTTTAGTTTCAGCTTCAAATTGTAGTTTCTTAATAGATAGTTCATTTTCAGCTGTTGAAATTTGAATAGCGCTTTCGGATTTGACTTGTTGCGCTTGTGCTTTTGCATTTTCAATTTCAATTTGTGCTTTACCTTGCGCTTCAGCTTGAGCAACAGCAGCGGCTTGTGCAGCTTGCTGATCAGTCATTTGCTTTTTAAGTCTTCTGAATTTGAGTAATTGATTAGCAAGTTTTATATTTCTAACTTCTCTAATATCAATTGCATCTTCTAAGAAAATACTTTGTTGAGCTAATGCTGCTTGTATATTGTTTTCTAAAGATTGTTTTTCAAGTTCATCTGGCTGTAAATCTAAAAATATACCAAAGTCGTGTAGATGCAAGTTTTCTAATTCTTTTAAAGAACCTACAGAAAATTGCCCTAAACTTGAAATAAACATATCTCTTGTTGGATGGAATTCTAATATATCCTTAAATCTTAAAGATATTGCTTCTGCCAATGTTTTTGTAATAAATAAGCTTGTCTCTAATATGTGTCTTGTAGCTACATTACTATTAGCAGCTGCCATTTTTTGAACCCCAACTAATGCTTTTGGATCTGGGTCAGATCCGTCTCTTGCTTCATTTAATCCGGTAATATCCCGAATCATTTGTAAATATTGATTGTATGCTCCAATCAATAATTGTACTTGGTTTCCGCCACCACCAGGAAGTTCTTGAATAGGCACTTTGCCTGGGTTCGGATCGCCTTCAACAGTTAATGATCTACCTATAATAGATCCTGTTTGGAAATACATGTTTAATGCTTCCTGCGGATTATAGCTAGTGCCGTTTCCTAAATCAATTTCAGCTAATCCATCAGCATCAATATAAACTCCAGATGGAGTCATTCTTTGTATTGCTTGTTGTAGCTTTAAATGTGTTAGCTGAATTAAATCAGCATAAGGTGTCATTTTAGCAACCAAAGAATCAATTTTACCTTTATATATTCTAGGGGCCG